TTGCTGCTGAGGCTGAGGCGGCTTGGGCATCCCTTCAACAGCCTCTCGGACCTTGTCGGCCACGATCTGCTCGTACCCGGACATCTGCGCCAGGCTCTCTTCCGAGAACTGCTCGGCGATGATCTCGCCCATGATGGCCAGAGTTTCGCGACAGAACCGCGCGACGGCTGCACGCCGATCTTCCAGGCGCAGACTTGCAAACTGGCCCTTGATTCTCTGCTCGGTGGCTGTCTTCGCGGGACCACCGGAATAGCCTCGGACGATGTCCGAAATGCCGGTGACTTCGTACAGATCCGCCTTGACGCGATCGCGGGCCTCATACAGCCGAATCAGCGTCTCGATGATCTCTTGCAGCGGGATGAGCGAGAGCGCGCCTTTCAGACCGCCCTTCTCGGCAAAGGCTGCCCACGAATCCACCGGGATCAGCCGGTTATCACCGCCCTGCTGCAGAAGACGCGCGAGCTCTTTGACGCTCGCGTCGTAAACACCCGCGACCTTGACCGCGCTCGTGATCTTGCTGATCCGCTCGGTCAGCTCATCCAGCTCCTTCGCTTGGTCCTGGTATTCGGCGTAATCCGGAATGGGAACCAGCGTGTCGTTCGTCTGCGTGGCAAAGAGCGGCTGCGGACACGGCCAGAAGCATTCGAGCTTCAGCGGATCATCGCGGACTTCAAGGACAAGGCCCGGTGTGCTCGGTGCAATGAAGTACACCTTCCGATCGGCCTTGTTCCAGATCTCCCAGACTTCGGCCTTTTTGAAATAGCCAACCGTCTTGTCATCGTACTGGTCGCCGCTCTTCGTCGGAGTGTAATCAAGCGTGACCTTCTTGGCCTGCGCCAGATCACCGCCGAAGAAGCGCTCGGCAATCCGCGAGTGCGTCAGATACGAGCGTCGGCCGACCCATGGCACTTCTTCCCAGCATCGGGCCGGGCCCCAGAGAAAATCTGTGTAGTGGACGTAGTCCACACACACTTTCTCGAAGGCGAGCTGTTCATACGGCTCGCCATCGCCTTCTTCCTCGACGTCCTCGGCCGTCTTCTCTTGCGATTCGACCTCGGCGTTGTCGTACGCAGCGATCGCGCTCTCGATCCGCGGCTCATACCGCACCCAAACCTGGCCCATGCCCGCCAGCAGATAATCGAGCACGGCCTTATCCAGCGATGAGTGGTAGTAACCCACCTCTTGCTGGAAGGCCAGCGTGCGCTCGAGCAACATGCTTGCCGTACGGGCCGCGGGATCGCGGTCCATGAAGCGCCGCTCAACCAGCGGAATCGGCTGCCTGCCATACACAGCAGGCTTTAACGTCTGGACGTTGGACCAGAGGATGTTGAGCCGCCGGGCCTGCTCTTCGAGTGCGTTCTTCCGCTCGTCCCGATAGCGCGCGATGATCTTCTTGCAGCGCTCGAGCCAGTCCGTGTACGTCTTGTCCTTGCGCGCGAAGTCGAGTTCTGCTTTCCAGCGCGCAAAGGTCTCCGCGTCCTGCGGATTACCGAGTACGGCAGTTTCAGATTCGGCCATATCAGCTCAGCGCAAAACCGGTGATGCTGCCGTTCTCATCGACCTGCGCCGTTATGGTGATCGAATACGCCTTGAGCATTACTGCCCGTGGCCTCGCGTGAAGTAGAGGGTCGCCGTATCGCCGGTTGCGCAGATGCCTGCGACGTGTGTGACATCTGGCCCAATCGTGAAGATGTAGGACGCAGTCGGCAGGATCGGTGTTGAGGTCGCCTCGTCCGCCGTCACGGTCGAATCACCGAACTGGATGAATGCGAGCGAGCTGTTCGGTGCGCTCGTGATCATCACCTGTCCGGACAGGCCCGCCGGCAGAGCGACACGTGCGCTTGTCTCGGTCACTGCCAGAGTGGCAGTCGGTCCCGGTGTAAATGGATTCAGCATTCAGATTCTCCCGGACGGCGCAGGCGCGTCGTCCCACAGGTCGTTCAGCGTCACATTGCCCGGTGACCACGGTCCTACGCCGATTACTTTCGGCGGTGGCTTCGGCGCTTCAGGTGCTATCTCGCGGTAGGCCATCGCGAGATAGCGGAATGCATCCGCCGCATGGCTCGTCCAGTCGTGCAGCGGGGTGTCCCGGAAGCACTTCTTGTCGTCGTCCCACTCAGCGCGGTACTGACGCAGAGCTTCAAGACCCTTCTCGCATCGGTCTGCATCGAACCAGCACTTCTTCAGGAGCTGACGCGCTGCATTGATACCGTCGTCCACCTTGTGACCCGGCACCAGCCGCGGATTGCGCTTCAGCTTGATCAGCGTTTCCACGCGGGTGCGGCCCGTGCCCAGCTCTTTTACCTTTGCATCGTGCGGCACGTAGTCGTAACCCCACGAATAGCGCTTGGCTGCGAGCTTTTCGACGATATCCGGAATAGTCTCGTCGTGTGCGCCTTCCAGATAATCGATCACACGCACTTCGTCATAGGCGACCTGGAACATCCAAACCGCCATGTTTGCACCCTTACCCAAGTCCCATGCCGTGTGAACCGGCAGATCAGGCTCGTGTGCAAGCTCGCAAAGGCGCCCCGCGCACTCGGCCCTCATCAGCTCTTTACCGTAGTAACTTCCGAGTACCGCCGAATCGAACGAGCACCAGTACTCCTGTTCGATGAGCGCATCGCCCGCGGTCTCGCCAAATATCGCGTGGTACTCTCGGCGCTGCTCTTCCACCTTTTCGAGCGGAAAGCCTGTCTCTTTTGGCGTCAGGACTTCCGCAAACCACGTCTGCGGGTTCTTCCGCGCCATATCGAGCATGGTCTTGACATGGTTTCGACCGCGCGGGGTTGTGATGAAATCCGCCCAGCCGTTATTCTCGGCCAGGATCGGCGCCAGATACCCCCACGCACTCGGATTGGCCAGCGCCCATTCCGAGAACACGATTCCGGCCGGCGGAGCACCCACCAGACTATCTGGATTGTCCGAACCGACCACGCGCCAGATCGAGCCCACCTTGAACTCGATCGTCATCGACGAGTTGTCGGTACGCTTCCTAATCTGCGGCGGAAACGCCTCGTCAATCCTGCGCTTGCCGGTGTGAGGGTTGATCGCTTCCCAAATCGCCTTGCGGGCCTGCTCATACATCGGCAGGCAGTGCCAGTAGTTCGCTACCCGCTCATGAGCTGCAACAGCGGCTTTATGGAGCGCTACTTCGTCCTTACCCGCCCGACGGTGCCAGATCAGCAATGTGCGCTGGATACCGCGTTCCCAAGCCTTCCAGGCCGGCAACTGATAGCTGCGCGGCCTCCAGTTATGCGGAAGGATCAGTTCCGGCATCAGAGTAGCGCATGATCTTCACTACCAGTGGGCCGCCGTCCTCGCCAGAGTGTTCCAGTCGCTCACGCTGACCCAGCAACTGCTTGCCGAGCCAGATCATCATCGTGACGTTGCCAGACTCCGCCGCCTTCCATTGCATCCGTCGCAGAGAGGATTTGCCCTTCTCACGGCCCTTTCGCAGGATTGCCGCAAAACGCCGCTCGAGCGTGTCCGAAGAACACTCGCACACCGACGCGATCTCGGCCGTCGTGCAGCCAATCATCGCAAGCCTCTCGACGATCTCCGGGTCTATCCTCTTACGGGGCCTCGCCATAAAATCCTTAAAAATCAATGCCTTATGGTTGTGGTATACTATACGGTCATGAAGCCGTTATTTGTGCCGCTCAAAAAGCAGTGGTTTCTCGCCTTCGAGCGGGGCGAGAAGACCGTCGAATATCGCCGGGGCAAGCGCTGGAACGAGCGCACATGCGCCATCGGCCGGCCCGTAGTGCTCTCGCTCGGATATAGCGGACGGCGACTCATTGCGGTGATTTCAAAGTTTGTCCGGCGGCGTGATGGCTCCGTGGCGATTCATCTGCGTGATATCCGAGCAGCCGCATAAGCTCCTCGCCGCTCTGGTAGCGGTTGTCTGGCAGCCCGTGGGACTTTAGAAAGTCATTGAGCTGCTGAGCGTCCCGGAAGACCACCACCATGTAGAAGTCCGTGCTCTGGCGCTGCGCGGAGCGCTTGAACAGCTCCTGGTAACGATCGCGGAACTCGCGGACCTTTTCGGCGAGCTCATCCAGCGCATCGCCGCGGTCGGCAAGAGCGGACTCGCCAAAGAGGCGATACACATCGGCGTGATCAAAGCCCGCACCATCCAATTGCAGACTCGGCATCTGTAACAGCTCATTGAGCTTGTCTAGATCCCAATCACCCTGGGCATTGGGATTGTTGAGCAGAATGTTGAGCTCTTTTTCCCGTGCCTCGTCGACGTCGATCTTGGCGACAGTCAGTTCGTAGTCAGATGTACCGGATAGCGCATCGAGCTGGCTGATGCGCTGGTGACCGCCCACGATATGGCCCGTGCGTGCATTCCAGGTGATCGGTGCCACCATGCCGTGCTTCTTCAGGCCCGCCCGTAGCTTTCGCTTTTCGGCCTCTCCGAGAATGCGCGGGTTGTAGGGAGCATCCACCAATTGAGAGCGCGAGACCTGAACGATCTCGTACGACTCCAGCCCCAGCTCACGCAGCGTCGGCATAGAAGCGTTTCCGCCAGACGACGGCCTCTGCGTATGGGAAGACCTCGCAGATTCTGCGGAAGTCTTCCGGGAAGGTTTCGCTCAGCCATAGCAACGAATCGTGCGAGAGATCGATGCCCGTCGATTCCTTACCGCTCGATGGCGGGATACCGATCCCTCTCTGCCGCAGATACGCCATAACGTCGTATTTGTGCCAGCCGATGATCGGATGAACAACTCGCTCCGGGTTGAATAGCTTCATGAAGTTTCGGCGCCACGCCGAATCACTGCGCTTGTTGCCGGTGGCTACCCAGCCGATACCCGCATCCGCCATCGCCAGGGCGTAAATCTGCCCCAGGCCAATATCCGGAACATCGTCACGACGCCAGGACGGATCGCAGTAAATCCCATTACGAATCAGCCGGGCGAGAATCGGATGCGGATACTCTCGGATCGTGATGCCGTAACGACGGCGGGCCTGCGCCAGCGCAACCTGTGTGCATTCCAGTCCCGGCACCAGCACCAGATGAAATGCCTCGACTCGCGCAAACGTGCGCGAGCACAGGTCCAGTACAACCCGAGAGTCCTTGCCGTCCGAATAGGCCACCAGAATCGCATCCGATTGCGCACGGACGCGATCTAAGAGGCGCTGCGTCTCAGTCAGAGCACTCAACCACCACCACCGCCACCGCCCTTGCCACGACCACCACGACTGCGGCGATTGCCTCGTATCTTCTTTTTTGCCATCTCGCGCTCCTATATCAACGATGCGCGGCTGACCCCGCTAAGCCATGCCTCGAGATCCGCCTTCCGATACTCCATCCGATGAGGGATGTACGGATTGCCCGTGAATTTCGGGCCTACGTTCATATCCGCCCAGATGCGCAGCTGGTTCTCTGGAACGCCAACGTACCGGGCGGCTTCCGAGAGGGTCAGTACGTCGCTCATCACTTACCTTGCAACGCCCTTCCGAGCTTCCGGTTTCGCGCTTTGCGCTTGTCGGCGTCGTTGAATTCGCGGCCAACGCTTTGCGGTACGCCAACCTTCTTCGCGAAATCGGGATTGTGGGCAACAGCGGCCATGAAGCGCGCCTGCTTAGGACTGCTGCTCGGCATCCCAAATCTCCGCCAGCTTGGCGAACTTCTGCCCGACTTCGGCCGCGAATTCGCGCGAGCCCACAAATTCCACGTATGCCTTCAGATGACCATTGCCGAAAACCAGCGCCTGCACACCAACCTTTCCGTCGCACACCATCCCTGCCGCGCAATAGGCGTCCTTCACCGGTACGTTGTTGATACGCTCGGTCTTGCATACCGCCAATGGCGGGTCAAAGCAGTTGGCGAACTCTTGGGCGCGCTCCTGGTTCGACATCAGTTTCCTCACGGCGCCGCAATCACATGGGCCCGCAGGCAATGCAGGCTCGTTATGGACGGCGCAGCTACTGAGATGCATAAATA